ATAAGAATGAGAAGCAGCGTGGCGATTGGACGGATATTCGTGAGCCGACTGGTAAGCCTCCGAAGATGCCGGTTCGTGGCGAGGGTCGTGGTTCGTGGAGCCCGAGGACTCAGCGGGCTTGGAAGGCTTGGTGGTCTGATCCGGTTTCGACCATGTGGTCTCCTGGCGATGTTGAGCTTGTGGAGCATTTGGCGGATGTGATGGAGGGTTGGGTGCGTGACCCGGATTCGGCGGGTCGGGCTACTGAGGTTCGTCAGTTGCGGGATGTTTTGGGTTTGACGCCGAAGGGTCGGCAGGATCGTCGCTGGGTCATAGCGGCGGCTGAAATCGAGGACCTTGATGAGCATCGGTCGGCGGTTGAGAAGATGGAGGAGCTGAGGAAACGTGCGTCTACCTCCGGACAAGCTTCCTGATAGGACGCTTGGTTGGAGGGTCGCTGCGTGGATCGAGTCCAATTGCGCTATCCCGGACGGTGACAAGGCGGGCGAGCCCTTTGAGCTGACACCGGAGCAGCTTCGGTTCGTTCTGTGGTTTTACGCGCTGAACGACGATGGTTCCTTCCGTTTCCGTCGCGGGTTGATGGTCAGGTCGCAAAAGTGGGGCAAGGGGCCATTGTCGGCGGCGATTATTTGCGCTGAGGCTGCGGGCCCAGTTCGTTTCGATGGGTGGGGTGTCGATGGTGAGCCGATGGGCAAGCCGTGGCCTACTCCGTGGATTCAGGTTGTTGCCGTGTCTGAGGATCAGACCGACAATGTGTGGACTGCGCTGGTTCCGATGATTGAGCTTGGTGAACTTCGTGGTGAGGTGCCCGACACGGGCAAGACCCGGATCAATGTGACGAGCGGCACTGGTTCGGGCGTGATTGAGCCGGTGACTAGTGCGGCGCTTTCGCGGCTGGGGCAGAGGCTCACGTTTGCCCTTCACGACGAAACGCATTCGTGGACGGAACACAACGGCGGGATGAAGCTTGCCGATACTCAGCGCCGGAACCTGGCGGGTATGAAGGGCAGGTCGTTGGAAACAACGAATGCCTGGGACCCGGCGGAGAGTTCGGTGGCGCAGCTCACTTTTGAGGCTGACATGCCTGATGTGCTGATTGATTACCCGGAACCGCTCGAGGGGTCGATCAGGAACAAGCGTGAGCGCCGCAAGGTTCTGAAACACGCTTACGCGGGGGCTCCGTGGGTGGATCTTGATCGCATTGAAGCGGAGATTGAGGAGCTTCTGCCGAGGGACCCGAATCAGGCGGAACGGTTTTTCCTCAACAGAATCGTGGCTGGCGCTGACCGGGCTTTCGACATTGATGCTTACAAGCAGCTCGTCAAAGACCATGAGATCCCTCGTGGCGCTCTTGTCACCGTTGGTTTTGACGGTTCGCTTTACAACGATGCGACTGGCCTGGTTGTGACTGAGGTGGAGACTGGGCATCAGCATGTTGCTGGTGTTTGGGAGCGTCCGAGGAACCTTCCGCCTGATGATGATTCTTGGATGGTTCCGGTGGTTGAGGTCAATGAGGCCGTTGCCGCGATTTTTGGTCAGTGGAAGGTTTGGCGCATGTATGCCGATCCGCCGTACTGGCAGGAGTCGATTGATCGGTGGGCGGGCCAGTACGGGGCGGAGATCGTTCATTACTACTGGACGAATAACCGTAAGAAGACCGCGTTTGCTTTGCGGGAGTTCCGGTCGGATATGCGGCCTGGGGTTATGTCCCATGACGGCCACGAATCGCTTGTTCGCCATGTTGGCAATTCGGTGCGGCGTCCTACGAACATGCGTGACGATGACGGTCATTTTCTTTGGTTGATTGGCAAGGACGGGGCGAAGTCTCCGAACAAGATCGACTTGGCGATTTGCGCGGCTCTTTCGTGGAGGGCTCGCGGCGACGCAATCAATTCGGGTGTCCTGAAGAAGAAACGGGGCCGCCTCATTACTTTCTAAGGAGCCCTTATGGCGCTTACTCCACCTAGCACGGCTGTTGAAGTGCCATTGGTTTCGTCTGAGGTGTCTGCCGATGCGGGTTCGCCCCTTTGGTGGGTGGAACGTCTCATTGCTGAGAAGAATCGCCGTGAGTCGCTTGTGTGGCTTCAGAACGATTATTTTGAGGGCCGTCATAAGATGACGTTCGCGTCTAGTTCGTATCGGGAGGCGTTCGGGCAGATGCTCGCGGCGATTTCTGATAATTGGATTCCGTTGGTGATTGGTTCGTCGTGTGAACGGTTGAAGCCCCAGGGGTTCCGTTTTGGTGGTTCCCAGGAGGGGGATTCTGAGGCTTGGCGGATTTGGCAGGAGAACCAACTGGATGCGGATGCGTCTTTGGGGTTCACTGAGGCGTCGAAGCATGGTGAGTCTTATCTGTTGGTATGGCCGGAGGTTGAGGATGCCCCTCGTGGCATTTTTGGCTGGTTTTTCTCGAGGCGGTCGGAGGCGACGGTTCCGCGTATTACTACGGAGCCTGCTTCGCAGATGATTGTTGCTCGGGTGGCGGGGGATCGGCGCAGGCGGGCTGCGGCATTGAAGCATTGGGAGGATGAGTTTGGGGATGAGCTGGCAACCTTGTATCTGCCGGACTCAATTCATTACTTTGTTCGTAAGGACAATGGTTGGAAGGTTCGCCGTGAGAGCGGCGTGAATCGTTTGGGCGTGGTTCCGGTGGTGCCGGTTGTGAATGATCCTCAGATGCTTCCGTGTCGTCCTGCGACGGCGTTGACGCAGTTGCCGCATGGGGTGAACGGGTACGCGCATGTTGGTTTGGGACGGTCGGATATGGCGGACATCATTTCGACGGTTGATCAGATCAACAAGCTGCTGTCTGACCTTATGGTGACTTCTGAGGTTGCGGCGTTCAAGCAGCGTTGGGTGACTGGCCTTGAGGTGCCGGAGGATGAGGACGGCAACCCGATTGAGCCGTTCAAGGCTGCCGTTGACCGTTTGTGGGTTGGTGACGGGGAGAACGTGAAGTTCGGGGAGTTCCAGGCTTCTGACTTGTCGAATTACATCAAGGCGATTGAGCAGCGTGTGCAGTCGCTTGCGGCCCGTACCAGGACCCCGCCGCATTACCTGCTTGGTCAGATAACCAATGTGTCGGGTGATGCCTTGAAGGCCGCTGAGGCCGGTTTGGCATCGAAGGTGAACGGCAAGAAGACTTCGTACGGGGAGGCGCTTGAGGAGGCTATGCGGCTTGCTTTTGCGTGGATGGATGATGAGCGGGCGGGTGACATGTCCGCTGAGGTGGATTGGGCACCGTCGGAGGCGCGTTCTGAGTCGGAGTATGTGGATTCGTTGGTGAAGAAGCTGGCGATTGGGGTTCCGAAGGAGCAGTTGTGGGCGGATGCGGGTTATTCGCCGCAGCAGATCAGCCGTTTCAAAACGATGCTGGTTGAAGAGGGCATCCAGAACGACATTTTCGGGGTGAATAACACCTCTACTGATTTGAACGCGGCTAACCGGGTGGAAGATGGCGCTGGCGGACCGTCAGATACTGCTGAACCAGCGGCTTAGGGCTTCCACGGAGGCTGCTGTCAGGCGGATTTGGGGTTCGTTGCCTGATTACAACCGTCCGTCGGTTGAGGGCTGGCTGTCTCAGGTGGTTCCGGTGGTTTTGGCGGCTCAACGCCAGGAGGTTGCGTTGACGACCGCGTATCTCGAGGCTGCGTTGGATCGTCCGGTTACGGGTGTTGATCCTGCGGACCTGATTGGTTCGGCGGCCAGGGCCGGCACTTCGCCGGAGGAGGTTTATACCCGTCCGTTCATTCATGTGTGGCAGGGGTTGGCTCAGGGCCGTCCGTATGTGGAGGCGGTGAATGGTGGCCTTGCCCGTGCGGTTTCGTCGGCGGTGACGGATGTTCAGTTGTCGATGCGGAACACGCTCAGGGCGGTTGGTGACATTGACCCTGAAATAGCGGGGTATCAGCGGGTGGCAAACTCCGGGGCGTGCGATTTCTGTTTAATGCTCGACGGTGCCCAGTTCCGCACATCAACGCCCATGAGCATCCACAACTTCTGCGGCTGTGGTGTAGAGCCAGTCGTTTACACAAGGGGACAGGCCAACCGCCGTAACCTTGAAATGTTCAACGAATCCGTGGGCACGCCCAAAGGGGTGACCATTCATTCTCACGGAGAACTTGGCCCCGTCATTTCTGATCCGTCATTTGGATTCACCGGCCCCACAGATTTCTAGGCTGCCGTACTGTTCGATGATCTGTTCGGCCCATTCGACCAGGTCGTTCACGCGCTGACCCGCCGGCTGGCTCGAAACCCAAAGTTCCAGATTCTCGGGGCGGTTATCGTCGCGCATACCGTTCTTGTGGTGGACGCTTTCGCAGCGTTTCAGCTCCCGTCCGATCATCTGGCTCATAACGTAACGGTGTTCATAGACATACCCCCTGTCGTTCCTGCCTGGAAGGCTGTTGCTCCAGAGCTGAACGTAGCCGTCCCTTGTGATGCGGCGGTGGACGCCGTATCCACGGAGGGGAGTATCGACAGGGCGGCCTTGTTTGCGGCGCAGGTAGTGGCCGTTACAAAGCCCCTTCGTCTTCACAACCTTTTCGCAGCCGTCCACTGAGCAGGGAGTGTCGCCCCAATACGGACGGATGGGCGCGTCCATGTCCATCCCCTTGCGTTGTCTCCCGTAGTGAGCAGGGCAGAGTCCTCCCCGGCGTCGTGATGGCTTCTCGCACCCATCATGGGCGCAGGTAAGAAGCCCCGCCGCAAGTTCACGTTCAAAGCGGTCTTTGTTGTCGGCGGTGTGGCACGACTTACACCAGGACTTCCGCCCATCCTTCCTCCGTTTGTCACGGAAGAAGTCTTCTAGCGGTTGTGAGCGGTGACATTTACTACAAGTTTTCATGTTGTTAATTCTACCCGCTGAACAGGCGGAAACGAAGTACACACTCGGCGCTCGTTGCGCCTGAATAAAGGAGCCTCGATGGCTGATGTAGTTGAAGCGCCCCCGGAGGGCGAGCAGACCCCTGCGGCTGATGTCGTGGAAGCACCGATCAATGCTGAACCCGATGTGGCTGATATTGCCGCTCAGGCAAAGAACCCTGACGCGGTTAGTAACGCGATAAAGGCGGAACGTGACAAGGCTAAGGCTGAACGCGAGGCTCGTCTTGCTGCGGAGGCCAGGGTCAAAGAGTTCGAGGACGCCCAAAAGTCTGAGGACGAGAAGCGCGAAGAGGCGCTTCAGGCAGCGAAACAGGAGGCGGAAGCCCATAAGGCCCGTGTCCATGAACTTGAGGTTAGGCAGCTTCGTTCTGAGGTTGCTGTCGATAAGAAACTCCCCCCGAAGTTGGCTGGAAGGCTGACCGGGGAGACCCGTGAGGAGATTGAGGCTGACGCCGATTCTCTTCTTGAAGACCTGGGAACGCTCCCGGTCGAAACGCCCCCTCCCGGTGATGGCGGCGCTCGCACCCCCGTAACTCCGAAGGATCTCAATGAGCAGATTCGTGAGGCAGAGGCGGCGGGCGATTACGTCAAAGCAATGGATTTGAAGGCCCTGAAGTTGGTCAACAAGTCCTAACTCACTGAAGAAGGAGGCCAACAATGGCCGGTATTACAGGAATGGGAGATACTTTCGATCTTCCTAATTACACGGGTGAACTTTTCAACATCACCCCGCAGGACACTCCGCTGCTTTCCGCTATTGGCGGTCTGACTGGCGGCAAGAGCATTGCTAGCACTGTTTGGAGCTGGCAGACTGAGGATCTTCGGGACGCGGCGGATGACCGTCAGCGCCTTGAGGGTGCGGATGCTCCTACCGCTGAGGCGCGTGTTCGGGCGAATGTTCGGAATGTTGTTGAGGTTCATCAGGAGGCGCTGACTGTTTCGTACACGAAGCAGGCTGCTACCGGTCAGATTGCCGCGAATGGTTCGTCACATCCGTATGGTGAGGCCGGTCTTGGCACTAACCCTGTCACGGATGAGGTGAATCATCAGCTCGGTCTGCATCTGAAGCAGGTTGCTAGGGATGTTGAGAAGACGTTCATCACTGGCACGTTCAACGAGCCGGCGAATAACTCGACCGCTCGCCGTACTCGTGGGCTCGTTGATGCGATTGACACCAATGTTGTGAACGCTGGCGACACTGTTCTCACCAAGGACGACGTTCTTGATGCGATGCAGGAATGCTATGACAATGGTGGCCTGATGGATTCTGAGACCAGGACGATCATGCTTGGTTCGACTCAGAAGCGTGTTCTGACCGAGGAGTTCATCAATTCGACCGATGGTTACCGGTTCGAGACTCGCAATGTGGGTGGCGTGAATGTTCAGTCGATTGAGACTGATTTCGGCAACCTGAATGTGATGCTGAACCGTCACGTTCCGAGTGACGTGGTGCTGATTCTCTCCCTTGAGGATCTGTCTCCGGTGTTTCTTGAGGTGCCAGGTAAGGGTCATTTCTTCGTTGAGGAACTGGCGAAGACCGGCGCTTCGGACAAGTACCAGCTCTATGGCGAGATTGGCCTGGAGTATGGCAATGAGCGGAAGCACGCCTGCATTTACAACCTGGGCGGTTACAGCTCGTAATCACAGTGGGCGCACCACGGCTTCGGTCGTGGTGCGCCTTTGTGTTTCTGACGAAAGGGGCGTTCCGTGGCTTTCGCAACGGCTGATGATGTAGCGACCCGTCAGGGGCGCACTTTCACTGACACGGAAGAAGCTTCCGTGGAGGTTTTGCTTGATTACGCAACCGCTTCGATTGCGGATGCCGCATTGAAGGATGATGCGTGGGCCGAGGCGCTCGATCCGGTGCCAATCATCCTGAAGGGCCTTTGTGTGGAACTCGTTGGCCGTGCTATGGCTAACTCGGAAGGGCTCACTTCCCTGTCGGAACAGATCGGGTCTTACCAGTATCAGAAGAGTTTCGGTAGGGACAACTCCGCAGCGTTCACTCTCAACTCGATTGAGCGTCGAATCGTTCGCCGTGCCGTCGGAAACCTCAACTATGAGGTTCGCACCCCGACCGCAACCGAAGCGTACCTCGAGGCCCTGATTTCTTGACCGAACTTTCCATTCTCATTCCGGTG